AGCTGCGGCTCAACGCTCTGGTGAAGACTGGGAAGTGATTGAGTTCCCTGCAATTCTGCCAAGTGGCAACCCCTTGTGGCCACAGTTCTGGTCGCTGGAAGAACTTGAAGCGTTGAGGAATGAACTGCCTAATAGTAAGTGGCAGGCGCAGTACCAGCAGAATCCTGTAGGCAATGAGTCAGCCATCATCAAGCGCGACTGGTGGCAGATATGGGAACAAGACCGCCCGCCTGCGTGTGAGTACATACTTCAGACATGGGACACGGCGTTTGAGAAGAACAACCGGGCCGACTATTCTGCGGGAACGACGTGGGGCATATTTAAGAATGATGAGGACTACGGCAACTCAAACATTATTTTGCTCAACACATATAAGAAGCGGGTTGAGTACCCAGACCTGAAGCGTGACGTGCTCAAAGAGTACAACACCTACGAGCCAGACGGAGTCCTTATAGAGAAGAAGGCATCCGGTGCTCCGTTAATCTATGACCTAAGAGCGATGGGCATACCTGTGCAGGAGTTCACTCCCGGCAAGGGTCAAGACAAAGTTGCCCGTCTCAACGCAGTCTCAGACATAATCGCGTCTGGGAAAGTATGGGTGCCAAATACTAGGTGGGCTGAAGAATTGGTAGACGAGATTGCAGAATTCCCATCAGGCGAACACGATGACTTGGTGGACGCAACGACTCTGGCGCTCATGAGATTTAGACAAGGTGGGTTCTTACGCTTACCAAGCGATGAGCCCGAAGACATTCGATATTTCAAAGGCTACCGCGCCGAGCGGTACTACACAGTGTAAGGACACAAAATGGCAACAAGTTCAATGGACAAAAGTCTTTATCAAGCCCCTATGGGTCTATCCGAGTTGGATGACCAGCCTGACATGGAGATCGAGATTGAAGACCCCGAGTCAGTCAGTATTGGCATGGGCGACATTGAGATTGACCTCAAACCTCGCAAAGAAACGGCAGAAGACTTTGATGCCAACCTCGCCGAATACATGGACGAGGGCGACTTAGATTCACTTGGTAACGACTTAGTTGAAGACTTTGGCAAAGACACGATGGATCGCAAAGACTGGATCAAAACTTATGTCGATGGCCTGAAGTTGTTGGGCTTGCAGTACGAAGAGAGAACAGAACCTTGGCAGGGCGCTTGTGGTGTGTTTCACCCCATGTTGACCGAGAGCGTAGTTAGGTTCCAGTCTGAGGCGATGATGGAGACATTCCCAGCAATGGGGCCAGTTAAGACGCAGATTGTTGGCGCGGTTGACTTACTCCGTGAAGAAGCTGCCGCTCGCGTGCGCGAGGACATGAACTATCAGTTAACTGAGGTGATGGTCGAGTATCGCCCAGAGCACGAGAAGATGTTGTGGTCGCTCCCTTTAGCGGGCTCAGCGTTCAAGAAGGTGTACTTTGATCCAGCTAAGGGTCGCCAAGTTGCGGTGTTCATTCCCGCCGAGGACATTGTGGTTCCTTATGGTGCGTCTAACCTTGAAGCAGCGGAGCGTGTTACCCACGTCATGCGCAAGACCGAGAACGAGGTCAAGAAGTTGCAGGAAGCTGGGTTCTATCTTGATGTGGACTTGGGCGAGCCGACACATGAGTTGGACGACATTGAGAAGCAGAAGGCCGAAGAGCAGGGCATGTCAGCCTTGAATGATGATCGCTTCCGTTTTCTTGAGATGCACGTTGACTTAGACTTATCTGGGTTTGAGCACAAAGATAAGAAAGGTAAGGTCACTGGGATCGCACTACCTTACGTAGTAACTATTGAGAAGGGCACTCGCAAGGTTGTAGCTATCAGGAGAAATTGGTATGAAGACGATAAACTGCACACCAAGCGCCAGCACTTTGTCCACTACCAATACATCCCCGGTTTTGGCTTCTATGGTTACGGTCTTATCCACCTTATCGGGGGCTACGCAAAATCTGCAACCATGCTCATCCGACAGCTTGTTGATGCTGGCACGCTATCTAACTTACCCGGAGGTCTTAAATCTCGCGGCTTACGCATTAAGGGAGACGACACCCCTATCCAGCCGGGAGAGTTCCGAGATGTAGACGTCCCAAGCGGCTCAATCAGGGACAACATTCTGCCCCTGCCGTACAAGGAGCCAAGTCAGGTTCTGTTTGCGTTGTTCCAAAACATAGTTCAAGAAGGCCGTGCATTCGCCTCCAGTGGCGACATGAACGTGTCCGACATGAGTACTAATGCACCGGTAGGTACAACACTAGCTTTGTTGGAGAGAACGCTCAAGGTAATGACGGCTGTTCAAGCGCGACTGCACTACACCATGAAGCAAGAGTTCCGCTTGCTCAAAAGCATCATCGCTGACTATACCCCCGAGGAGTATGACTATGAACCTGAAGACGCAGGGCGTAAGGCCAAGAAATCGGACTACGACAGCACAGATGTTATTCCTGTCAGTGATCCTAATGCAGCAACTATGGCACAGAAGATTGTGCAGTATCAAGCTGTTCTTCAATTGGCTCAGTCTGCACCACAACTCTATAACTTACCTCTGTTGCATCGCCAGATGATTGAGGTGTTGGGCATTAAGAATGCCAACAAGTTAGTGCCAGTAGAAGATGACCAAGTGCCAACCGACCCAGTGCAGGAGAACCAGAACCTGTTGATTATGAAACCGGTCAAAGCGTTTATTGAGCAGAACCACGAAGCTCATATTCAGGCGCACATGGCGGCAATTCAGAATCCAAAGATTGCGCAGTTGATGCAGATGAACCCGCAGGCTCAAGCAATCATGGCAGCAGCTATGGCGCACATCAACGAGCACATTGCGTTTGAATACCGCAAGCAGGTTGAGATGTCGATGGGTATGCCACTACCAAACGAAGAGCAGAACAAGCAAGTGTCCCCAGAGTTGGCAGATCGTATTGCAATGCTCACCGCACAAGCAACACAGCAGTTGACCCAACAGGCACAACAACAAGCCCAGCAACAGCAAGCCCAACAACAGATGCAGGATCCAATTGTTCAGATGCAGATGCAAGAGTTGCAGATCAAGCAGGGCGAGTTGCAGCTTAAACAGCAAAAGCAAGCCATCGACGCTGCGGCCAAGGCCGATCAGTTGCGTATTGAGGAATCTCGTATCGCGGCTCAAAAAGAGATCGCTGCTATGCAGGTTGGCGCACAAGCCGCTGCAAACAAAGACAAGTTAGCAAGACAGCAGGAAACTGAAGGAGTTCGTATGGGTATTGACGCTGCTAAACACCGCGCTCAAATGGCCGTGCAACAAGCGCAACGGGCGGCGCAAAACAGACAGCAACCAAAAAAGGACGATAAATGAACTCGCAAGCGCTTACATATCTCCTCAAAGAAATTGACAAGTTACGCGAGGATCAAGCCATTTTTTTAAGTGGCGGTGGCGCTAAAGATTTCGCCGAGTATCGGCACGTTTGCGGAGTTATTCGGGGTCTAACTCATGCAGATCAAATTGTCAAAGACCTTGCGAAAAAACTGGAGTATTCCGATGACTGAATTTGATGTCGCTGCGGTAGATTTGTCCGGCATTCTCAACACGAGCGCCGAAGATAAAGCAAAGCAGTTGCCTGATCCTAAAACTTTCCGCCTTTTGTGCGTTGTTCCTGAAGCGATGGAAGAGTTTGCAGATAGTGAAATTGGTATTGTTAAATCAAATCAATCCATGCACTATGAAGAAGTACTGACTCCAGTGCTATTTGTAGTAAAGCTAGGCCCTGATGCCTACACAGACACCGCTCGGTTCCCCAGTGGGCCGTCGTGCAAGGAAGGTGACTTCGTCATCGTCCGACCCAATTCAGGCACCCGTCTGAAGATTCATGGCCGTGAATTCCGCATCATCAACGATGACTCGGTTGAAGCAGTTGTGGAAGATCCGCGCGGAATTACCCGTGCTGCATAAGGAGTAACACATGGCAACGCAAAAGTTTGAAGACACGTATGAGTTCCCTGATGAGAAAGCAGAGAAAGCTGCTGCTGAAGAGAAGTTTGAAGTAGAGATCGAGGACGATACGCCTCCGGAGGATCGTGGCCGAAAGCCTATGAAGGAGCCGGTAGAAGACCCGACCGAAGATGAATTAGCCACTTATGACGAGAAAGTTCAAGCTCGTATTAAGAAGTTCACTCGTGGGTATCACGATGAACGTAGGGCAAAAGAGCAGGCTTTGCGGGAACGCGAAGCGACTGAAACCTATGCACGGCAGATCATTGAAGAGAACAAAAAGCTTCAACAACAGCTTTCTAGCGGTAGTAAAGTATTCATTGAGCAGTCGCAGTCCAGCGCTCAAATTGAACTTGAATCCGCCAAGAAAAAGTACAAGGAAGCATACGAAAACGGGGATGTTGATGCTTTAACAGATGCACAGGCAGATATTGCCGAAGCTACGCTAAGGCTAGACAAGACCCGTGGTATGAAGCCTATTGAGGTGGACGAGAAAAACTACGTACCCGCGCAATCAGAAAAACCTAACCTTACTCCCCGCACTCAAAAGTGGATTGATAGCAACAACGATTGGTGGGGTAAAGATGACGAAATGACAATGACCGCTATGGGTATTGACAGGAAGTTACAGAAAGAGTATGGTGCGGATTATGTAGGTACTGAAGAGTACTTCAAAACCATCGACAAAACGATGCGCAAAAGATTTCCTGAGCACTTTGAAAGTGACCAGAGCTACGAGGAAGACGATCCGCCTCCTAAGAAAAGGGCGTCA